TCTGCACTGTTAGGTTCAAAAAAGGTGAGTAAACTTTTTAAATTATCTTTAACTGGACTTTCTATTAATAAGGATCGAAATCTCATACCTAAACCCTAAAAAATTATTGTTTAAGTATTTATTCAATTTTTATAGTATTAACTTAGTTTGACCCAGGCATTATTTAAGTATGCACTTATTTCTTGTTGTCCGGTTGTATGTGGATCCCAACCAGAACCATCACTAACTGCAATCATACCATTTATGGGACTAGCTGGTGCTGAAGTTTGTATAGGTAATGTGTAAACATCAGTAAACGTGAATGTACCATTCCCATCAGTTGACAATACTTGACCAGTATTACCATCTGTTATTCCAAGTTGTGATATTGTTGTAGGAATATCAGTGAATGTTGCTAGCACACCATCTGCATCTGGAAATGTAAGTGTCCTATCTACTGTAGGTGTCAAAAAGTCTAATCTTGTAGTAAATCCTGTTATAGTGTTAGGTTGGTGTATATTGAATCCATTAAGATCTAAAATACCTCCTAGTTGTGGACTTGTGTCTTCTACTAGTTCTTTAATATATGAAACTTCTACGCCATCTACTAAAAGATTGTTATTTGCGTCTATAGTTAAAGTTTTGTTATTAAAATCTAATCCACTGTCTGTATTTGCAGTAACTGTATTGCTATTAAAATTTAGTGTGCTGCTTGTAGTTAAAGTTAGAACTTTATTATCTAATGTTATATAGTTACTAGACAGATATAAATCTTTCCATTGTTCAGTACTAGCTCCTAAATCTCTGTTAGGAGTAGGAATTATTCCAATTGTATCTATTCTGTTTATTTTTTCACCATTGACTGCAAAATTTAATGACATGTTTTATTCCTAGGAAACGATTATTTGTCCATACATACTAGTGTGATATATGCAATAGTAATAGTAAGTGCCTGTTGATTGTGGTATAAATGTGTAGCTTTCTTGTGTATCATAAACTACATCTGCATGTTTACTTCCTCCAACTGTGCTACTTATTGCCATAGGATGGCTTGTATTTATTGCTCCGCTCCCCCACATATTACTAAATGCTATAGCTTCGCCAACATTAATATTTATTGCTGTAGTACTACTATCCCTGTTAGTAAATTCTCCGTTATAGTCTATACCTGAAACTTTATAATGTGCAGGACTTTGACTAGCATATACAATATAGACGTCATACCAAGTTGTCACATTTTGAGTAGATATCTTTGTATATCTAGGTCTTGGATAAATTACACCTTGTGTTGGACGATTTCCTTTATATAAGAATTGATTAGGACCATTATCATAACGTTTTTGTTTTAAATATAGGTGCCTGTTACTTTCTCCTGTATCGTCTCCTAACCACCAAGGATCTGCATGATCAGCTGAAGTATAACTAAGGTCTATCTGATTTTTTATACTAAGTTCACCTTGTAACAAACTCCTGCAATCTTCATGAGTTAATTCAGGATTTTGTTCTAATAAACATGCCAAAACACCTGCTACTTGAGGTGAAGCCATGCTTGTTCCATTAAACTTAGCTAATTTATAAATAGGGTTTCTTAAATCATCCACTTTTCCAGTAGAACCTCCATCTCCAATCTCATGTACTGCACTCATTATTGCACTTCCAGGAGCCCAACAGTCTATTCCAGGTCCTCTAGCAGAACTAATTCTTTTTAGTTGTATATAATAACTTTCTAAATTTCCTATAGCAAAACCTGATACTCCTCCATAAGTCTTTTCATCTCCTCTACAATAAAAATGTGTGTAAACTCCATCATCTATATAATTATCATAATCTTGATCACCTGGTTTTGCAAACCATTCTAATGCATTTCCTGCTGCAGTGACTAAAACTATTCCTTCGGCAATCATATCAGTAGCATCTGCCAAATAAAATCTACTAAAACCAGAATTTACACCATTTCCATGTATTGCTGTTCGCAAATTACTTGTTGTAGAATTATTGGGTAATGCCCAATTTTGAAAGTCAGTTGTTGTGTTACTCGACGCATCAGTTGTAACAGTTTGTCCTCTAAAAACTACACTTGCACCTGACGCAGTTATACTATAAAAACCTCCCCAACTAGCGTTAACAACAGTAGGATTTCTTCTTCCAGTTATTGGGTTAATTGGTTTGTATCTATGAAACATACGTATATAATCAAACAAGTTATAATAATAACTAGAATTATTAGGATTTCCAGTGCTATAAGGACTTATATTATAGATTGTAGCTCCTCTAGCCCATCCTTGAGTATTTCCAGATACTGTGCCAGCAACATGCATACCGTGATCAGAACCATATTCTGTGAAACCTCCATTACCATCTCCATAAATATAAGATCCACGAGTTGTTGGTAAGTCACTAGTTAATCCATATAAAGGATTGTTAAACATATCCCAATCTAAATGCCTTACCCGTGTCGAACCTGATCCATCAGGGTTTGTTGTAAATTCAGGATGAGTTGGATCTAAATGACCATCTGTAATTATAACATCTACATTATATCCAGAATACATACTGACAACAGTATCCGTTACTACTGCAAGACCATTATATCCCCAACCTGTAGGACTTTGTGAAGTCATTGTACATCTTCTAAGAGCCCAATTTTTTTCTGTTCCTGTTTCTGTACCACTAGTGTTTTTATCCCAATCATCTGAAAATTGCGACCATCCTCTTGGCTCTATTGTTTTTTCATTAACTAAGTCTAATTTTTCAACACCTTGAACTCTTGGATCATTTCTAAGTTGTTCTGCTTCACTTTCTGATAACAAATATATAGTATTTCTGCTTATACTTCGTCTGTTAGTACATTCTACTGCACGATCTGGAATATATAAATTGCCACCAGGAGTTTCCATGTCTTCATATAAACTTTGTAGGTCTTCATATGATTTACATAAAACTATATAATTTTCCATTAAGTCTCTACCGGAATTATTGTAAATGTTACTGTTATAGCCTGAGTAATACCTGATGTGTTGCATATTCTGGCATATATATTTGTACTTGGAACTGTATCATTATTCCAACCTAAAATACCAGGCGTAAATTTAATTGTGTCTGCTGCTAATGTGATTGCTTCTGCTATAACTCCACTATTGGGAGAAGGATCGGTAAGTATATTTCTATAGTAATCTGAAGTCCTACTTGCAGTATCTGTATATAATGTTATCCATGCCCCAGCATTTGCTGTAATTTTAAGTAAGTAATAACTTTTAAATCCTGTCAAATCATGATTAGAAGAAACATTATTAGCTAAAGAACCTGTTGTTACAGATAATGTAGTTCTGTTTATTGTAGGAGTGTAAGTACCAAAACCATAACCGTTATTGCCATCACTTAATAACACTAATCCACTTGTAGTTGCTGGTGAATTAGTTACACTGTCTATATCATTTAAGCTAACTAAATTTTCTTTTACATCTGATCTATTAGCAATTTCTACCCAATTTCCACCATGAGAAAAGAACATGCTTTCGTCAGCATGACTGTGTGCTATTGCTCCATGATTGGTACTATCAGATGTAGGAAAATCTCCAGTATTAGCATAATAAAATGGTATTACATTGCCTACAGCAGGTGCAGTAATTTGTCCAGTGTCACTTACAGTAACTAATGAATTTTGTAAAGTGTCTCCGCTAGTACCATCAAATCTTACAATTGCGTTGTCTGTAGAGCTAGTAGCTTTATTTACATCTCCTGATGCTGTTGACGATATAGTACCATTATTAATTGTAACAGTAGTACCATCTACTTTTACACCACCTAATGTTGTTGTAGTTGCTGTTGGTAGTGTATAACTTTCAGGTGAAGAAATAGTACCATTATTGATTGTCACAGTAGTACCATCTACTTTTACACCACCTAATGTTGTTGTAGTTGCTGTTGGTAAAACATAGCTACTAGCAGATGATAACCAAGTTGTTCCATCCCATGTCCATGTAGTATCTCCCACAGTATGAGTATCATTAACTGTAGGATTATTGGGAAAATTTATTGCCATTTTTTCTATCCTATTTTCTTAATATCTAAATATCCATAATCTGGAAACATATTTGCAGTAACAGGAGAAGATGTACTACCCATTTGTAAATATAATATGTTATTTGACTGTGTTGCATTTTCAAATATGTACAATCCGTTTATTTTAATCATCATATTATTATCAATAAGCGTAGTTGTATCTGGTACCAACAATTGTTCATCATAACTTCCTGCCCAGTTTGTACCCGATTCTGCGTAAAGATAAAAATCGTATTTTTGTAAATTTCCGGTTGAATTATAGATTTTAAATTGAATAGATGCATTAACTTCATAGACACCTGCAGGAAATTCAAATTCTCCATTAGCATTTACTGTAATACCAGAAAGTGTCGGGTCATAGGTTGCATTTGACGGTGTAATACCCGTTGTACCATTATTTGATGATGTAGTTTCCATCCAAGATCCAAAATTTTTGCCTACATTCTCACTATTAGCTACTGTTGTAGGAGTCACACCACCTCTATCAAAATAAAATCTTGTCCATGGTATACTAGTTGAACTTGAATTACCTTGAGGAACAGCATCTACCCATTGTGAGCTACTACTGTCATTATAATATATTTTTAATACACCTTCATCTGATTTCCACCATAAATCTCCAGATGCAGGATTAGATGGATTGGTGTCACTTACATTAACATTAGCTCCTCCTAATGCAGATAAATCAACATTGTTACCATTTGAAATACTAAGTGTTGTACCTACTAAAGAAAGTGTTTGAGAATCTGTTTGACTAGTTATATACCCAACATCATTAACGAAATCACTTAGGTTAGTAGGCTTATTAGTTAAATCAGTATAATCTCCTGAAAATAACTCAGGAGGAGTGTATGTGAAATTACCTGTAGTATTATCATAGGTTAGAGTACCAGTTCCACTTGCAGTATTTTGTGTAACTGCTAAGTTAGTTAGCTGAATTCCTCCACTACCTCCTTGCAAATTACTTAAATCTGGAGGAGTAAAACTAAAATTACCTGTAGTATTGTCGTATATTAAACTACCACCACCACTAGCAGCATTTTGAGTTACAGATAAATTAGTTAATGCAATTCCTGTATTATCTGTAGAAGATATTGTAAAGTTAGGATAGGTACCTGAAATAGTAACATTACTTCCTCCAGTTAATGTAACTGTTTGATCTGGTGCAGTATTAGTAATTGTGTTATTTGTTATATCTATATTACTTCCAGCATAGTAAACAGAACTTCCACTAACAATAGACCAATTTTGTCCATTACTTACATATAATGCATTTTCATTGTTAATCCAATAGATATATCCTTGGTTATTAGAGGTTGCTGCTGGTAAGTCTGATACATTGTCATAACCTCTTATAACTTGTTCACTGCTTATTTTTACTGCTGAAAAAAGTTTTAGTAAATCACTATTACTATCATTTGCAGTTAAAGCGTCAATTCTAGATTGAAGCTCTTCTACGATGTTGGTTATTGTAACTGACACTTAATGACTCCCAGTATTTTATTATATAATTGTATTTATTAGGAGTTATGTTATTTTTAGTGGTAATTTAAAATTGGTGTTAAGTTGGTGGTGTGGGCCATATGACGTTTGTTAATTGTCCATTCTCATCAAGTTGTGGGTCTGCTGTTTCTGGTAAATCTCTGAGTGCTTGACGATAGTCTAACCATGCTTGTTTGTTCGGGTGTTGGTAATCTGCCAAACCCCAAGGTGTGTCTGTTTTCTCTAATAAGGAATTTCTTTCTTTTTTCAATAAATCCATAACTGAAACTCCATGTACTTCTAAAAACTTAACAATACCTTCTGCTTTTGTCATTTTTTCTTTCCGTGTAAAGTACTTACTTCTGTCGTATTCAGTGTTTTATTAAAAATTCTAATATTAGAAATCATTCCTTTCATAGCGTATGTAGCATTTCCTGGTTGGGTAGATGCTGTTCCAACATATATAGTATTGTTTAGTGTTGTTCCTGATGAACCTCCTGAAGTTCCATAATCAACATTGTTCACATATAAATTATCTACAGTAGCATTTGCAGTCCATACTATATGGTATATTTTGTTATTTAATAGTTGAGGAGTACCTGTAAATGAATAATATCCGCTGTCATAATTTTGCAATTGACTTTGATAATTTGCTAATTGACCTTGACCACCAGTTTGATTACCTAAAATATAAATTGCATCTGTTTGAATGTTGGTTGACCACATCCAAAAAGATATACTAAATGTTGTGATGTTAATAGCAGGAATCGAAAAATACGTTGTACCATTAAATAACATTGATGTTTTGTCTGTAATATCATCTAACAAACTAGGACCAAACATATCATATGTACCATTAACTATAGTACCATTATAATTACCCATTACATCATCTACACTAAAATTAGAAAAATTATAAAATGCTATTTGTGAGGAGTCTCCAAATGGGTCTGTTTCCGAGAAATTTTTAGTATTATAAGATGATATATTCTGTAAAGTCACAGTTCCAGCACCCTCTACACCACTGTGACTTGCGATTATGTTTCCGCCTACTTTGAGTTGTCCTGCCATTAAAGTCACAGTTCCAGCACCCTCTACACCACTGTGACTTGCGATTATGTTTCCGCCTACTTTGAGTTGTCCTGCCATTAATTGATTCTCTTTTTATTAGTCATTGACTATTCAAACTTTAATATTTTAAATATTGTTAATTCTGATTCTAATTCATTCTTTAATTTATCCAAGTTAGCACCTAAATATTTTTCAATCCAATTTACTGCTATTTCTTTTGTAATTTCAGAATAATCAATAAAATTATCACCAGGTACACCTAACCCGCCACTAACTTTTTTTTCTTTAGAATTGCCATCACTGTCAGTTGCTATTAAAGTTGCCGTATAAGCAAATGCTACGTTAGTTTTGTTATACATTCTATGATGACAACTTATTTCTATATTTTTCCAACTATATGTTATCATACTCTGTATAACTCCCAATAATAAATTGCCCAACCACCTAATCTTGTTCCAATGGATTCACTTGGTGTAGAATTATCTTTAATCCATAATCTATAATAACGGTAAGGAGTATTGTTATTATATTCAAATGTTAGCCTAGTTCCATCAGAATATCCACTATCACCCCCACCAGCATTTTGATTATTTTGACTGTTATTTGATGTTACAAATGGGAGAGATGTCCAGGTTCCTGAATTGTAAAACGTACCAGTTCCTGCATCAAGAGAACCTTGTAATTCAAAATAACCAAATGAATTTCCATGAATAACAATATCTAGTCTATTGATTGGTTTTTTTATTCCTGCGCCAAAATCAATCGCAATGTATGCAGGCCAATCTGCAGGAGAACCATCATGTCCATCATGTGCTCCAAATTGACTTGTGGAAGAAGAATCTATAACAGACCAAGCCGATGCTCCATATGTACTAATTTTAGTAGAACCAGCCTCTTGAGTATTAATTGTACTATGTGCCATTGATGATGTATTAAATCTAGAAAACGGACTTAAATCATTAAATACATCATTCCAACCTGTTGAGGTAAATATTTTTAAATTATTATATTCAGTATTAAAATATAATTCGCCTAAATTGCTACTTGTTGGGTTTGATGAATGACTGGGAATTATAAGTCCTCCTTTCACAACTAAACTTACCTCATCAGTCTCCGAATTGTGAGTTGCTAATACTTTTCCACCAACTCTAAGAGTGCCTGCCATTATGCTTCCTCACTATATACTGGCCATTCAACACCTGTGAGATTACCATTCTCATCTAGTGCTGGTGTGCTGTTTGCTGGTAAATCTCTGAGTGCTTGGCGATATGCTAATTGTGCTGGTGTAGCAGTACGGTCTGGAAGTACCCACCAATCTGTTTGTTGCAGTAAACGGTCTCTTTCAATACGGAGTAAACGTAGTGGTTCTGCTGCCGTAAGTTCTGCGATTTTTGCTTGGATTTCTGCTTCGGTTGGCTTGCCTTCATTACTGGATTCGTACCACTCTAAAACACCATTTGCAGTTACACCAAAGTTCTTTTCTAAGCCAACCAGTGCTAATACGGCATCATATTTTGATATCATTGCTGTATCTCCATAATGGTTAGTGTAGATAATCTTGAGGATGGTTGAGCAGTTGCCGCATTCCCAGTTTTCCACGCTCTTACTGTATAAGTGATTGAGCCAGAACTAGATGGTGTTATGTATGTTTGGAACGGGTATTTGTAAGCATTACCATATTCATCTCCATCACCATTGACGTAAATTCCCCAATTTTGGTTTTCAGTAGCTACAACAGAAGAGCCATCATAAATTTCAACAGATAACCCTGGTGCAGAATGTTGCGCTAACATAAAAGAACCTACATAACTAATAAAAAATTTATTACTTGATGATACTGGTGTAATGGTGGCGGATAAACCAGTAGAAGTTCCACTTCCTTGAGAAGTAGATGTAATAGAAGTTGCCGTTGTCGATTCGGCATAAACTACTTGAATCACATGCCCAGTAGGAAACACAACATCCCCACTCATGCTCAGTTTACCACTGACATTATCGTGACTTGCGAGTATTTTTCCGCCTACTGTAATACTTCCACTCATCTTATATCCAATGTTCCTGTTACGTTTACATCACCTGT